TTCTTCGGGATGATCCATCCCACTAGTTTTTTTGTGATATTTGGCTTTGTTATGAAAATACTTAAACTCATTGATTAGCATACAGTATGCTTTCAGACGCTATACGTTCTTCTACTAATTGCTTTGATATCATATTATATTGATTAGAGTTTTTAGCCCAGTTGTTGTAACTTAGTCTAGCCTCCTCAAAATTTATAATACGTTTTTTCTTGTCGGCCATAGTATTCATTTTGATAGGGATTCCGTTTGGTAATTTTTTATTTTTTTCTAAATTTTTAATGAAATTATATAGATCTACAGTTCCTTTGAGGCGACTTTTATCAAATAAATAATATTTTTCTTTAGTTTGCATGTATTTACTTATTAGATATCTAACACGACTGTAGTCTTGTAGTGTTGACCCGAATCTATCTTTTACTTTATGGGAATGTCCTGTTAACTTTTGTAATAAAACATCTACATCACTGTGTAGTAAGTCATACTCAACACTTTCGGTATTAAAAAAGTTTTCGCTAACCCAATAATCATAATCTTTGTACTGATTTAGTTTTGCTATAAAATACTCTAAATCTATCTCTTGTTTTATGTTTTCGCCGTGGGTCTTGATACGCTCTTCTATACTAAACACATTTAATTTTCGTGTATTTTTTCTTATACCCCAGCTTAATGCGTACTCAAAAGGGTCTCGTGTGCAGTGTATGACTTTCCCATACATTCTATTACAAAGTTTATAAAATTGGGCGTAATCTTCCCTTTTTACTTTTTGTCTTTCTACTACATGGTATTGCGCAATCCTGCTCACAAGATTTGCTTGATTACTTTCTAATAAGCTAGAAATCTCTCCTACACTTTGTGAATACTCAAAGTCGAAGTTCTTAAATAGCATATTGGTTTTATCTAGTTCTAGCCCGTTCAATAGCTCGTGCGTATTACAGTAATCTAATCCTGCACTGTTTAGATATACTGTTAAGGCTCGTTGTAGATAGGTACTACCTACGCCATCGGGGGTAAGGATTAGGAAATTCAAGACTTATAAAATCTCTAAAGATCACTATCATGGATATAAAGTTGCATTAGGGAGTAGTGGAGAACCTTCATCAAATCTTTACGAGCGTCTTCACGTGTTCCCTTTTTGCCATATCTTTGTGCGTACTTAAGAACATTCCCAATACAGAATCCTGTACCGTGTCCTCCGTCTACGATAAACTCAGTAGCTTGAAATTTGTCTTTTGAGTAGTGCTCACCGTAAGTAGAATCAATATATTGTTTAAATTCTTTAAGTAAGACATCTTCATTATATTTATACTCTATTTTTACTGGTTGAAATAATGACTCATCGTAACTAACTCCAACAGTAAATGTTTTGTAGCCGTCGGAACTCTGTTGAGGTGCAATTTTTACATCAAGATGATCATAAATTTTTTGCTCTTCTGGACAAGATCTTACTATGCGATTTCTCTTAGTAGCTCCAATATTTCTCTGATATATAGTTTTTCCGTTATCTGGTGACTCATAAACATACTTACTATCATGAGCTAAATCTTCTAACTGATTTTCTTCTCTCATACGACGTTTCATATATTCTTCATGTCTTTCGTTCATTCTATCCTCTTTTTGATTGCCTCTAAAAGTTGACTTAAGTTTTCTTTTTTATTTAAATTAGTTCCTTCAACTTGAATACCTAGAATATCTTCTAACTCTCGTAGCATAACTTTAACTGTTTGCGACTTATCATCTTCTGAAATTTCTGGTTTTTCATAAATTTTTAATTGAACCAATTTACTTATAACACTTCTATAACCTTTTGAGAAGTGTTCCGCTAATTTATGAACGTCTTTTTCGTTTTCTTCAGTATACATATGTATTAGTTCAACTTCTTGCTCATCGCTCCAAGCTTTAATACTCATAATCATTCTCCAATTCTAATTCTAGTTGTGTATTCCAGATGAACCTTTTAGCTACTAAATCACTCGCATCTTCTAGCAAGGGTATTAGCGAACTAACTTCATCAGCAGGTATTGAAAAACCTGATTTAGTAGGGAACCACTGACCAGTATCTCCATCCATAGTATACTCTCTTATGTGAAGATATAATTTTTCTCTAAATTCGTTTACTGTAACTTTTACTGCGTTACCATTAGGTTTGTGAAAGGCTGTACCAAAATCTTTATTCATAGCACTATTGTTGCTTCATCATTAATAAAATTTTTTGTCCAGTTTGCTATTGGGTACGCTTTAAAGATCTGAACAAAACAGTATCTAATATCTGTTTTTGACTTATTAACCATACCGTGAGCTACTTTATCTGGATCAAATATAATACTTTCTCCTTTTTTAAGAGAATATTCTTCTATTTCGTTGTCTATCGAAAACCTGTATATAAAATCTTCACTTTCGGAAAGTGCTGTTAACATTCTTAGTCTGTAATGAGCCGAGTCAGTAGCTTTGATGTTATTATCATCCGTGTGCATAGGGATTGTCTGACCTGGTAGTTGTCGATGTATTCTAACTCTAGTGGTTTCTATTTGAAAAAAGTCTGTTAGTTTTTTGACTGCATCAATCTTGTTATACAAAGCAGTATACTTAAAATCTTTAGGTATTTCTAAGGGGTCGGATCTATAAAAATCAAATACCTTTCCAGATTCACTTTTGACAGCGATAGCGCTTACATGACCTGCTAGATCATAATCTGAATGTTCTTCAAATTTTAATGTATCTAACCAACTGTTATCAAATTGTAATTTAGTCTTTGGACGAATAATCATTACTACTTAAGAATCCAAACTTTTTCTTACCTTTTTTTATTTCTTTTGTGGGGACTACGAGAGCCGCTTTCCACTCATTAATAAGCTTTTCGATACCTATATCTCCATAACCGTTTACTTTAGCAAACGACTTGATATCTTCTTCACTTTTAAATAATTTAAGTCTTTCTATATCCATTTAAGTACTCCTTTAATGTGCCACCCTCTACTGGTTTGTCTAAATAATCTTTGCCAAATATGTAAAGACTATCATTTTTACTAGCTATTTGTTCCAACCATTTATTATAACAATCTGTGACCCCTTGTAAACCTCTTAGGTATTGGGCATTAACTGTATGAAATGCATTACTCCACCATATCACTGAATTATCATCAGGTGTAATTTGAGAAGTTACAAACTCAGGATTTTCACAAATATCAACGTGAATAAACTCATGTTTTAGTTTTTTGTACCTATTCCAATGTTCTTTGATAGCTTTTTCATTTTCCCACCAACTAATTTCTCGTTCCCATAGACCTTGACGAGTATTAGTTTCTGTTTCTGCTCCTTTAGTTTCGTTAATACTATATTTTTGTTCTGCCCAGTTCAAAAATCCAGGATAATCTTCTCCGTCCCAGTGAGTTAAAAGAAGTTTTTTGAATGCAAGAGCTTGTTTACTATAATCAAAAAATACTACTTCTGAATCATCTTCAAATCCATAAGTATTAAGAATCATGTTAGGTTTGAAACTAGCTGCAACTGAGTATAGTTTTTTGATTGGTTTTTCCATCTTAACATATTTAAGATCTTTATAATTCTCTGTATTCCAAAAAAAGACGCAAGTAGGTGCGTATTCTACAATATTAATAATCCAAGAGAGTTGTTGAGAAAGTTCTTCTGCACTAGAGGTAGGATAAAGGTACTGTTTATGATCTCTTATTTTAGGATGAAAATTATACACTATTAATCCATTTTCAAGACTAGTATTTATAAAATTCCATCCATCTACAAGAGGAGTACAAATAGTAGACTCGTGAGTAGGGGCTAGAGATAAAGGAGTATAATCGTCATGAATATCCTTAGCATGTCTTTTAGCTTTTGCTACTGTCTCATCTTTCGTAGAGTTTTTATCCCCAAAAACAGGACGATCAAATTTTTTGTAGTAGTCTAAGTTAACTAAAATACACTGTTTATGGAGTCCGTAATAGCCCTCTTTACCTTCTGGATTATTAATATTTTTTGAATTTTTATCCATGATGTGACCTGTCACAAAGAAGTTTTGCCTATCGATCCACTTCTCTATGTGCCTAAAAAAGAAAGCATCTTTTATTATATGTCCTACAGATTGGACTATACAGTAATCAACACCGTGCTCACAAGCTTTATCTAAAACTTCATTAACTGATTTACCTACGACTATAGGTCCGAAGTATTTAAATCTAGTAAAAAATTCAGTTATTTCTTTGAACTTTTGTCCTCGTGACATGTGAAAACTAAACTTAGAGTCATCATATATGCCTACAACGTAGTTTTTATTAATTCCCATTTTTCGCATAGCTGCGTTCTACCAAATCCTCGTACTCTTTAGTTTTAACACCATGAACTATGATGTGGTATCTATCTTCATTACTTTTATTATATACGGCGTGAGTGTTTCCCACGTCTAATAACACTGCCTTACCGTCAGTTAAGGGTACGAAGCCTTCATGCCCCTTCATTTTAAACATGCAATCTTTTGGAGTATTGAGAGCAATGTTAACAGGAGATAACACATTTTTGTCAGTATCTTCGTGAGGGGTTATGAAACCCCCCGGCTCTAATAACATAAAGCGCAATCTATGGTATCTTTTATACGGGAACTTATTTTTAAAAAAATCTACAGTAACCGGACAACGTTCTGCTATATGTGTCCAACAGTAAGGAACTTCGTCATTACTTTTAAAACCGTATTGATCATAATGATTAGTTTTATAAGCATCTATGCCGTGAATACAAAGACTTCTCCACCCTTGGTGTCTGTAACCACCTCCATAGTCTTGATCTCTGTGAGCTACAAACTCTTTTTTAAGAGCGATTGCCTCTGCGTGCATTTTTTTATAAGGAATATCAATATCTAAAACCAACCAAGGAAGTTTACTTTCTTTAGTGATCCAATTATATTCTGTCATGTATACATATCCAGAAGCTCTTCATCATAAGCAAAACTAGTCCCACACCCACAAGAGGCTTTAGCTCCTGGGTTTTCTACTGATAATTGTTTATTCATACCACTTGTAACTAAATCTATGGTGCTTCCATACAAAAACTTTATACTTTCAGGATCAACAACAGAGGGGGGATCATCACAAAACTTAATATCATCATCTTCAAGTTCTTCTGCTACATCGAACAGGTAGTTAAAACCACTACAACCACCACCAGACACCCCAAACCTAAACATCTGCCCAGGCTCTAGATTAGAGAGTATATAAATTTTAGCTTTTGCAGTGAGTTTAGGAAGCTGCCCTTCGTATTCTGACTCTATTATAGGTGCGTGACCGTGAAAATCAGATAATACTTTTTCTTCAAGAGTAGGCTCTTGCATTTTGTGTTTATTTAACACTTGTTGTGCAAGACGAGACATCTCATCCTTATCTGCTTGAGCTTCTAGATCAGCAAAAAACTGATCAATTTCTGAATCTGTTAACTTTGTTTCTGGAATAGACATTTTCAATCGCCTTTATGTAGTGGTTAATAACATTGTCCCACGTATTTTCTAACTTAGCATCACTTACGGTATCTAACATAACTTT